TAAAGAGCAAGAGTAATTACGGTAAAGAAACCGCAGGATCTAAAAATGCCGGACGATCGGGTACGATTCAGGTTGGTAACATGACCGAGGTTGCATTCTGGCCCATGCAGGGAGAAAGAGACCCTGCACTTGGCTATCTTCAATCCTTATACGATGGAGATAATGTATCTCTTGTCGTTGCTGATTCCACACCCAACGGCCCCGCGGGTTGGTTTTATCGTACCTGGGTTCAGGACAATGAATGGGCAAAAATATTTGCTGCATGGTTTGAATTTGAGGATTCGGTCATTCCATTTAAGTCCAAATCGGAGGAGCAGGATTTTATTGATACGATGACGGAGGACGAAAAGTCCGAGATGGAAAGATTCGATGTAAATTACGAGCAATTGCATTGGCGTCGTCGTGTTCTTCAGGACAAATGCAATGGTGATATCAGTAAATTCCGTCAGGAATATCCATCTGATCCCGAGGAATGTTTCCTGATGTCATCCCGTCCCCGTTTTCATACGGCTAATGTCGAAGCTATGATCAAAGCATGTCCTAGTCAGCATAGCCGTATTGGTAATCTTACAATACAAGGGGAGGGCAGAACGGCGGGATTCCAGCCTGATCGTGCGGGTATGTGGAAAATATATGATGAGCCCGAGTATGATTCCAAATATTTGATCTCTGTCGATACCTGTACAGGAGAAGATCAGCAGACTCAGGGCTTGGCCGCCGATCCTGATTATCATTCTGTCCAGGTTTGGAGAGCACCCTTTGAGGATTGGCATGGTAATTGGCATGTCCCCCGAATGGTTGCATTGCATCATTCGCGTGTAGACATTGGAATTCTTGCTCATGAAGTGGAAGCGGCCGCCCGCTTTTATGGAAATGCATTTATCATCCCGGAAGTAAACAATTCCGGCTTGGCATTATTAAAATATTTACTGGAGATGGGTCTGACGGTCTATCGCCGGAGAAAATATAATGATTCCATGGGTATGGTCGAAAAGAGTTTTGGATGGAGTACCGATAAAATTACCAGAAAGACGATAATTGATCATATGGCCGCCGAAATTATTGAAGAAAATATTGATATACCGGATGAGGGGGTATTACGGGAGCTAAAGACCTTCATAATTAATGATCGCGGAAAGCCGGAAGCAGCCCCGGGTCATCATGATGATCATGTTCTGGCTGCGGCGATTGCCCTGTATAACATTGATAATGCAACAACATACACCGCCCCAAAAAAGAAGAAGATTAGCAATCGTATGTTGCAGAAGAATCCCAGCCTCCTATGCCCGGATGGATTCATGCGTGTTCCTCTAGGATCGATTAAGAAGAATTACAAGCGGTTGATGCCGTAATTACCCGTATCTAGCCTATCGGAATGGCCATGGATAAGAGCACTTATGATAAGCTGAGCGAAGAAGAAAAAATAGAATTAGCAAAAAAGTACGCTGATCGGCTTTTATATGCTTTGACTGAAGAGGGCGCAGTTGGTGGAGGAGTGGGAACCAATGAAGAAGAAGCCGCCAATATCGCAAAAGAGCTACAGAAAATTGGTCACAGTAGCTTGATCAACCTAATAGATGCGGAAGTGCGTAAGAAGTATCCCGAAGGGTTGAGGAAAGTTCTTATTGATGATTACTCTGGGGATGACGAAGACGCTATTCTCAATGCTTTTGGCTATCCCACTGAAGACATGTACGGTGAATCTTTACAAGAGAGTCAGACAGAGGACCCAGGAATATCGGACTATGGAAAATTCGGTCCAGGTGGCACAATATCGTCTAATGAGTATGACGAAAGTGAATCCATAGTAGCGGAAGATGGACTAGGATCCGGAACTCTGGACGATCGAAATGTCAATAATGACTCCAAAGGCCCCGATATCAAAAAACCGCAGACTTTAGATGATATAGACTTACCCGCCCCCGCTCCACAAAATCAGGCTCAAGCAGCCCGCCCAACACTTGACCAGCCCGATAATGGAAAATCCGCATTTGCTCGGGCAGCCGCTAATGCCGAGCCCGATTTTATTAACCGGTTAAATGGTAACGCAAGATGGGCAAACCCCGTTAAGGCTCAACTCGAACAGGAAGCTAAGCGCCGCCTTCAAAACGAGCTTGCCGAGTTAAAAAAATCCGAAAAAGCCAGAAAACGAGCCGGCGAAGAGGATGTAATTCTGAATACCTTGAACGACCAGTATCGTCAGCTGTATGCAAATACACCCGATGCGGAAGGTAATGCCCGCTCCGCCGAGGATTGGGACGCAATGGATCGCGATCAAAAGATCAAGATGATCCGGAATTATAATATCAACAGATCTCTTGGAGCACCCGCCGGCGAGATGACCGGGCAAAAAATGAATGCTCAGGTCGCACCACGAGGATCTATGGAAGATCTAACAACCCCTAGAGAATTTAATGAGGTGACCAAAAGTTTTGAAGTACCTCAAGAGCCTCGCCAGTTTAATAATGTAACCAATGAGTTTGAGGTTCCTCAAAAGCCTCGCCAGTTTAATAATGTAACCAATGAGTTTGAGGTTCCTCAAAAGCCTAGACAGTTTAACAACCAAACTAATAGTTTTAAAATACCGCAAGATTACGATAAGTATTTCGACAATCCGGATGTTCCGGATGTAGGTAATATAAATAAGTCAAAAGATTACAGTCAGTATTTCGACAATCCGGATGTTCCGGATGTAGGTAATATAAATAAATCAAAAGATTACAGTCAGTATTTCGACAATCCGGATGTTCCGGATGTAGGTAATATAAATAAGTCAAAAAAAGAGGAAGGTTTTCTCGATAAATTAAAGAATTTTGACCTGTATGACTATGTCGATGATTTACAGAGTCAGTTTAACAAACCGATATCTCCCGACGAGCTGGCAAAGATGAGGAAGGCCCCACCATCGCTCATGGATCGTTTTGAACCGATCCGAGCAAAAGCCTTGAAGAAATTTGATGACACCATGGGACCTATTTACGACGGCGATCCTGCGGCCCTAAATAAAATATCAAGAGCCATACCAGATGTCTTTGATATGGATAATTATGAACAGGCTCCAAAAGTTATAAGAGCAAAGAATAATACGCCGCAGGCTCCGGCCCCGCAGGCACCAGCACCCCAGGCTCCAGCCCCTACCGCAAAACTCCCGGCCGCAGACCCATTCCTTGATGATGAGCCCGCCAGCAAGATGCAAGGACCTAAAGAGAAGATGGTACCGATTTACGGAAGCGATGGAATAGTCGGTTACCGCAGCTATTCCGATCAAAGAAAAGCAGCACAGGATTACGCAAAAAAGCAGATGCGGGAATCTCCGTTCTCTTCTTTGGGTAATGCTAACAGCGGACGCATGAGTAAACTTTATCCAACTCTCGATACTGATCGATTAAAGAAAGAGGTCGATCAGGAGACGGCAGATTATTACAGCAAAAATAACCCGTTTGGAAGCGAGTTTAGACCAGCCCCAAAAGAATATCTCGGACCCGTAGAAAAATCACCAACCCCAAGAACTACGGCAATGATGAGAGATTATGATGCGATGCCTAAAAGAAAGCAGCTTGATGTTATAAACTCTTTCCGCAGGTATCGGGGCGAAGACGAGATTTACAACCCCTTCTCCTAACTCCTGAGAAATGTCCCTCTTCGACGATATAGATCTGGGGGCTGATGATTACTCAGGCGAAAAGAAAGATAGCCTAAGTCAATTTACCAGCAAACCGGTACAGAAAAAGTATCAACCATTCGGAGGCCAGATGCCCCGGGCTCCACAGCCACAATATGAACCCATTGATTACGGATACGAGGTTCAGCCTGCACAGCGTCCGAGTAATGTATTTGATGAACTCGATGCCTATGACGGAATCAAAAAAGCTCACGGTCAGTTCAAACAGTATGCGACTGAGAACGAAAGATCTGCCAAGCATTACGAAGGGCTGTATGATGATTTTGTAAAGAACGAGTTCCAACCGTTTTTCAACAGCGTCGGTGGATTCGGAGATTTTGATAATGATGACGAAATGCTTTCGTTCATCGATCAAATGAAAGCGGATGAAGTAAAAGCGAGTCAGGAAGAAGACGGCTTTTTCGGAGGATCTTCCGACCGCAAACTCGCAGCCCAGGAGAATCTAAAAAAGTTTGGAGCATGGGATAGCCCTAATGGATTGCGGGATAAATTTCTCAGACTAAAGGCTGAGAAGGATCGGAGAAGACAGACCGCAGACGCTGCCAGAAATCAGGAATTTCAATTATTCGAGCAGCTGACCAACATTCCAATCCCTGCCCGGGATGCCATGGATGCACAGCTCAAGGCTCGGAGTGCATCACCTAAGAGCAAGAAAGCGACTGATGATTTACTGAATCAATATTCTTTTGAGGCTCCGATTGTTGATCACATGACGGGTGAAGTTATCAATTTAGAAAAGACAGATCCCAGAAAAGCAGTCCCTTCCGCTACCGACCATTTAACCGGCAAGACTTCCAAATCCTTTGATGCGCAAAAGCAAAGATTATCTGCTGCTATTCGCGGGGATATTAATGGAGTCCTCGCCCGTCGCGATTTGGTAAAGAAGGAAAGAAATCTTCGCGATAAAGGAATCTTCTTCTCTCAGAATGGATTGATTGATGGCCGACCCATTGGTCTTTCCCGTAACGATGTCGATCTTCTCGATATTGCTGAGATGAAGGCTGCTGGCATGACCAGCTATCGCGGAAAACCATTGGAACTCGCAATGGAAGAGCTTGGCGGAGAAGAGAGATTAAAAGCAGCCAAGATCATGGAATCCGTCTATGGTGCCAAGAGCAACTATGAGGATGCACAGTTAGCATTTCTAAAAGTAGCCGGCAGCTCTAAGGCTGACAAAGCCCGCGAAAAGATGGACGCCGCCCGGGACGATATGCAAAAAGTAATATCTCTGGCTGCTGAAAACGGTTTGGATAATGAATTGTTCGAGCAGGCTGAGAGTACCAGCTGGCTTGGTGGATTAGGAAATGCAATTCAGCGGGGTGTTCTCATGAGTGAGATGAGCGATTATACTCCCGACTTTCTCACGAATACATTGGATGCGGATGAGATGCAGAAATTTATCGAGATCGCATCTGAGATAGAAAAGCTTCCCACTAGCTCGACCATGAAACGGGTAAGAGAGACCAAGTCCGACGGGTTTCTCGATGCTATGGGTAATCTACTATTTGATAATCCCGCAGCGATTCCCGAAATGTTCGTGGAGTCACTATCATCATTTCTTCCG